AAAAATATTCAATGAACAGTTGTTGTTTTTATTAAATATGTACCTCTATTTAGAAGGTAATAATACAATTCCTGTAAATAACAGAAATCGTGGTAAACGTCAATGTTGTGGGATTAAACTACACGGTGAAAGATGTACACGACACTATTACAAGGGTCATGAAGTTGGTGAACGTGGAATATTTCTTTGTTGGCAACATCATAGTGTTCTTTTGAGAAGAAGAATGATTCAAATTGCCGATGAAAGTTATGATGAAGCAGATGCTTACCATAATGGTAATGATGACAATAATGACTACGTACAAATACCAAGAGAAATGTATGAATTTATATTGAATTTTGTTAACAACAATGGAAATGTTGCATCTGCATAAGTCTAAAAAAAACAAAAACCTTTAATTATAATGAGAATGAATAGATTGTCGTATCGACGTTGAGCTTATATCTGATTTTATTCTCTCGATTTCCAATATAGTTAATCTTTTCAATTGTTTCCTCGATCTTCTATTATTAATAATCGAACCCTCATTACACGTTTCAGAAGATAGAACAATAGCATCTAAATTTCTATTGAATATTAGGGATGGTTCATATGGGTTATTAATAATAACCACTGTTTTGTCCAAATCCGGTTTTATAAAATTGAGGATCGATATAACATTATCATATCTCTCTCTCTGATTCTGTATGTATTTACTATAAGGTTTACATTTCACCATCTCGTCACTGCAAATTGCGACATATAAATGCTTGGTTGCACTCATACATGCCAATGTTAACAATTTTATATGACCGTTGTGCATATGATCGAATGTACCACCCACAATAACGTTGGGAAAAGTTGGGACTACAGTATTTGGTTTTATACAAATTATCTCATTTGTTAAGTACGTTTTTACACGAGACATATAATAGTTTTATTGCACATTTTTAAATCTTTGAAATAACGTTAAAGATATATTGAGAATAATTAATCATAATTATGAGTTTTGTTAGTGATTTTGCAGAAGTGGGTAATACAACTATGTTTAATGAACACATGTGGGGAGATGGAAGGATCGCAATGGAGGATAGAAAGAGAAGAGAGGAGTCACGTTTAAGAGAGGAGATTGAGCGTAAGAAGGTTCAAGAACAGATACAGAGAAAACGTGAAGAAGCACAAAAGAGAGCAAATGAGGCTATGGAGAAATATAGAAAGGAACATGGTGACTATTGGGAGTATTTTGGTTGCTACATTCCACTTAAGAGAAGATCTGTACCAGCTAAGGATAAAGTTAATACTGTTAGTATGTTTATAGACAATGATGGAAATGTATCACAAATGGAAACACTTGTTGGAAGAATTGGAGGAAATGATTACACACAGGAGGAATATCGTGCCAAATATTGCCGGGAGAAAAATGGTAAGTACTATTTTGTAGGTACCCCCTTTTAAAAAAAGGGGCTAACACCCAAAAAACCCCCCAATTTAAAAAAAAAATTCTAACACCAACCCCAAAAAGTAAACTTAGTAAACTGGGTTAACTAGCGTAGGGTTTAAAAGGGAGATGCAATCTCCCTTTAATGCAATCTCCCCGTAATTATTTTATTTATAATAAATATATAATAGAATGAAACATAAACACACAACATGGGTTATAGTCATATTGGTATTAGTAATAGTTGGTGCGGTTGTTTTCAGAGCACGTGTTGAACGTTTCACATCGTGTATGAGGGTCGATTATGACTTTCGTATGAAAGAAGGTATAACAAAAGGTTTAGTGATAAACTTGCAGAATCAATGGGGTGCGAAGAACACCTATTTAGATACAAGAGATAGTGGTTGTCAAGATAATGCTTTATGTGTATCTGCATCATACTCTAGGGATAGACAGGGAGGAAGCGGATATTGGACAATGATTCCGGTAAATGGTAGATATCCTGTACAGTATGGTGATATTATAGATCTTCAGAATCAGTGGGGACAAAAGAATACTTATTTAGACACAAGAGATAGTGGTTGCCAGGGTAACGCTTTGTGTGTATCTGCATCTCATTCAAAGGATAGACAGGGAGGAAGTGGTCATTGGAAAGTTCTGTCAGCTGAAGGTAAATCAGGAAAGGTTATGATTGGTGACAAAATCCATTTACAGAATCAATGGGGAGATAAGAACACATATTTAGACACAAGAGATAGTGGATGCCAAGGTAACGCTTTGTGTGTATCTGCATCATATTCAGACAATAGGGATGATGGTAGTGGAACATGGAGAATATACGATGCACCAAGATAATTTTAACCTAAAACACAATTAGTTAAACCAATTTGGATAAAAAAATTTAACTAGTATACAAATTTATATACTAGTTAAATAAGTTTACGCGTATGGTTTAAAAGAAAGTTGTAATATCCTTTATATTATGAACCCATTTAAGGCACAATTTCTTCCGATAGATGCACAACATAACATGTTAACACAAAAGAAAGATCCTCGTTTTGATGATAAGAGGAACACAATGGAGAAGTTCAAAGCAGTATCCCGAGAGAGGGAGATAGATTATAGACAATCATCAGAAAAGTTAAAACCGTTAAAATCAGTTGATGAATTGAAAGAACCACCGGAAAAGTGGATTGATAAGAGTAGAGAGAAACTCAACACACAGTTTTTGACACAGTTGATGGAAAGAGATCAATTCAGTTACGACATGTTGAAGAAGATACCGAGACCTACAAAGAATATTGTAGATGATCCATGTTTCTATGGTAGAGTTGAAAAAGCGAAAAGAGAGAAGCAAAGTATAGAGTATGAGAAACAGGTAAAGGCTCAGAAAGAGTATATTAATAGTTTGAAAAAGGAGTTTATAGAGATGAATGGATCACAATGGTACTATTATGAAGATGGTGACGCATATGTGTCTGTTTGGGATTTAGGAACTAATCCAATGGTATGTACTGTACATTTGCCGATGGTAGATGGTTGTAATAAACTCAGATTGTATATAGGAAAAGATGCAGATGTTCATGGATGGGAAACATTGTTAAAACAAACAGATAGATGTGATTTAACTGTTGAAGAGTATCATGAAAGATATTGTGAACTTATTGATGATGAAGATGAGGGAGAGATATATGTGTATAGTAATAGGAAATATGAAGTTATTTATAATGAAAAGATACATGTGGATATGAGAAACAGAAGAAAGTTTGCACTCAAGAAGTACTACAATAAACATGGAACATATGATTATTATTATAATGAATGTGATGTTTATGTACCGGTTGATTATATTGATATATATATGTTTACACCTGTTCCAACATTGAACCCATATGTTAATGCAACGTTGAAAATGAATTATGCCGGAGTTGTTACATTTGATGAAGGTGATCAGAAATACAACCCAAATATCACATTGTTAACGGTAGATGAGTATCACCATAAATATTGTTCAAGAGTTGAAGAAGGCAAATATAAACTAAATCCTCAAAAAAAAGTATAGATAATATTTTTGTATATATTGTTAATAAAACTGTAAACTTTTGTAGTGCGTTTAAATATTTTCCATAAATATTTAAAAACATCCCTATTTTTTATATCAAAATATCATGACTGAAAGATTGATGGAGTTAAAGACTGTCCAAGCCGGTCCATTTAAAACTTTAGTAGAGGCGATTAAGGAGATCCTTACTGATGCAAATTTTGAATTCACGCCGGAAGGTATGAGATTGGTAACATTAGATCCGGTTACCAAAACTGTTTTGGTGCATTTGAAATTGCAGGATTTCGAGTACTACAAATGTGACAAGAAGATCGTTGTTGGAGTCAACTTCCCAAACTTTTACAAATTGATTAAAACCATGACAAGTAATGATATATTGACATTATACATCGATAGTGACAATCCAAGTATGTTGGGTATCTGTATTGAGAATAGTGACAATAATAAATTGACCAATTTCAGCCTGAAGTTGATTGAGGTTGATATTGAAACATTGAAGATTGATCCACCAAGTTTTGAATCCATTATCACGTTCCCATCATCTGAGTTCAATACGATATGTAGAAACATGTCTGTTCTATCAGAAACAATAGAGATTAAGAGTATCGGTTCTAGATTGATATTTTCATGTGATGGTGATTTTGCAAGTCAGGAAACAATTATGGGAGAAACAGAGAATGGTTTGAAATATGAACAGACATCACAAGAGAACAATGTCATCCAAGGATACTACAATTTAAAGCTAATGCTCACTTTCAGTAAGTGTACAAATCTATCCAGAACTCTCACAATATATTTGAAAAACAACTATCCAATTGTTCTCGAATTCGATGTGGGAAATTTAGGTAAGCTTAAATTGGCTTTAGCACCTAAAGTCGTTGTCTAAGACGGGGGCATGCTGCCCCCGTAAACCCCCTGCGACCTACAACCTGTTATGGGGGCATTCTGCTCCTGTAGACCCCCTGCGACCTACAACCTGTTATAGGGGCATTTTGCTCCTGTAGACCCCCTGCGACCTACAACCTGTTATGGGGGCATTCTGCTCCTGTAAACACCTTACAGTGGGTTGTTGATATAATCCTTGCCGGTTGATTGTTGGTTGTTACGCCATCTGATATTGTTCATTCGCATTCTGTATGTAGGATCGAATATTTCATTAGTGTGTTTAGTGATATTTTTTTCTATCTTATGTAACTTTTCATCATAATTTGTTTCAAAATCTTCTATCTTACTTTCTATAGCTTTAAATTCTGTTAAATATTTTTCTCTTCCTATTTCAAGATACTCCTTTATTTGATTAAACATTAAGGAGTGTTCAATGTTCATCTTTTTTATATTGTCCAATTGACTGTTAAACTCACTAAGGCTTTTGTGCAATTTGTTATTCTCATTTTTCAGTTCATCAAAATGCTCCCTTAGTTTTTTGTTTTCTTCTGTCAAATTAATAATATTTCGGTTTAAATTATTAATTTGATTTTTCAATTGAGGATCTAATAACTCCCAATCATTCTTTTGACTCATAATATGTTACTAAGATATTTTTTTTAAGTATTGATAAAATCAAACAAATAATTTCTTTATCTTCTCACCCAAATCCTCAAAGAAAACTTTAATTGCATCCATAACTTTCATAAATTGCTGATGTCTCTTAACACTCTTTATAGTCTTGTACATAAGTTCCGCCCATTTTTCATGATTAACTTTGTCGGGTGGTGCTTGGCAATACTCCCATACAAAAACTCCACAAAAATTCGGATACTTGCTCACAATTTTCTTCAATTCATTACATGCATCAACTATGTTAACACTATCATACTCTGATCCGAGCATACCAATAACAATCTCTTCTGGAGAGTATCCGTTCTTAATCGCTGTGTCATATGTATCAAATGTGAAATCACCATAGAATTGACCATTGTATTGTGTAATTCGCTTACCAACTTTTGATTCTCTAAGGTCCTTATAACAGAATCCGCCCATTCCCTGAGTGTTCGAGACTAGTGCAAAACTCACTGGTGCCATGGTTATTTTGAAATCTTTATCTAAATCATTATCTAATCTTTTTATAAGCATAATTATATTGTCCAAACCGACAGATTCTTCGACATCTAGGTTAATGCCATTAATAAATTTTTTAGAATTTATTAATTCAAGCAACATTCCGTAATACGTTTCAAAATTGCTGAAAAGGTCTTCAAACGCACCCCCAGCACCACCAAGCATAATATGAATATCTATACCCATATTATGTGCAGTCTGTACTTCTTTCCACATTTCATCAAATGTCTTGCTGTCTGGAACTAAATCGTTTAAATGTATGTAAGGTTTTCCATCAATATCTAAACCAAAGTGAATAGAACACACAATTATATCTGTTACCATTCTGGTTTTCTGTTTTAGAACTGGTTCTAGTCCAGTGAATGTTTGGTAATAGTATATTATTTTATTCATTACTAAAATATAGGAACATATTTTTCGGACATAAAAAATTACCAAAATATATACTATATGTTTCAATTCAATAAGGACATTATTATAAATACAAAATTGGGTAAAGTCAGAGGAAACAAATTAAATCACAACAACAAAGAGTTCTTCTTATTTAAAGGCATCCCTTACGCACACCCTCCAATCTACTCTCTAAGATGGAAACCCCCTATTCTCTGGAGATCTAACTATCCAGAAGATATTTACGATGCAACTGTTTACAAAGATAGACCATTTGAACTCAGAGATTTCAAACGAGTTCTCCGTAAATATCTTTACAATACATTCAACAGTTTTAATATATCCGCATTGACGAAGTATTTCACAAAATATGTTGAATCAGAAGACTGTTTATACCTAAATATACTCACACCTATATGTGAACGTGATAGGATTCCCGTTATTGTATATTTACCAGATACAATGTTTCATTTCAATAACAATGATGATGAGTATCTGAATAGAGATATAGTTGACAAAGATGTTATAGTTATCACATTCAATTACCGAATGGGTGTTTTCGGTTTCTATTATCATAAAGAACTTGATAAAGAGAATAAAAGCAAAATATCTGGTAACTATGGCATACAAGATGTTGCATGTGCTTTGAGATGGATAAGAGATAACATTGTATATTATGGTGGTGACCCAGACAATATAACACTAATGGGAGATGGGGCTGGTGCAAATATTGCTATGTATTTGATATGTAACAGAAAGAATGAAGGTTTATTTCATAAGGCAATACTAAACTCTTTCAGTTTCATTTACAATTTGCGTAAAAGAACGAGTACATCTGTTGCCATTTGTGATCAATTGGTTGGTCAGGGAAAGAATCAGATATTAAGATTGAGAAAAGTATCAGCAGTTTTGATAAATGATAGATACAAGAAATTGGTGGTAAACAAGGGTAGGCTAAAATTCTTGGCAATGTTTGGACCAATTGTAGATCACACTACTATTATTGATGAACCGTATACTATTTTTAAAAATGGATTGCAAATGAGAATACCTATAATAATTGGAAAGAATCGATGTGATGGAGATTTCTTCTTTGATAATGGATTCAGGAATATATTGAGATCTCCGATTCATGACGAATTTTTCAAACAGGATAATAAACTTGACAAACTCAAATTTATATATCCACATATTGAGAAGAACAGTGTAGTAGCTCTCAAAAGATACTTTGATGACTTCATGTTCACAATGCCTCTGTACATGATTGCAAATTATCACAAAATAAACAATAAAGTTTATATATATGAGTACACTCATGAGAGAGATCTGATTGAAGGCTTCTATGGATGTTCATCACTATATTTAAACAACAATCAGAGATTCTTTACAATAAAAAAACCGGCTCATGATGTTTTTGTTGATTATGTTTGTGAATTTGCTAAATCGAATATTGATTTATTCACATCTTTCACAATGAGGGATAACTCTATATGGAAAGAGTGCAAAACAGGATTCATTATAGAGTTGGGTAGGGCATCATCTACAAAGAAAGTTAAATTCAATACACACAAACTGTTGGAGGATAGATATGTTAGCAAACTGATTCTGTTTGATAAAATAATGGATAATAGAGTTGCAACAGAATGTGCAAAAGAAGTTATAACAAGTATTATAAGAAAGATTTCGATGACTAAGAATGTTTAATTTTCCACATTTTATTAACACCCATTTCATTAACTATGTTTGTATACTCTTTTGACGCTTCTTCATATGTGTTATATAAACGTGCTTTACATACATTATTTGATATTTCGTCTTTTAACTCATCCAACACACCTATATCATTCTTAATGCAACCAGAACATGTACCAATATGTGATTTTACAATACAATAGTTATATTTTTCATTATATACACTCTTATCCAGTTTATACAATTGAACAAATTCAGATTCTCCATAATCTTTACACAATATTTGTTCAATTATTTCAATAGATTCAATAAATATTCCTTTCTCCAAGTACTTCCAATACTCATCATAAGTATCAAAATCAGGAGTTCTTATAAAATTCGTAAGTGTTGTATGCAAATCTATTGACATTGTTATATTTTTTTATACATTATATCTTTATATGAATATAATATGAGTTTAACAATTCATTATCCTAAGAATATTAACAAATATCATGGAAATATTGTTGAAATGAAGAGAGGTTACAAGTTCAGGAATAACTATTTTAAAAATAGTGACTATAATAGTCCAGAAGATGCATATAATGCTACTCTCAATTACAAGAAACAGTGGTGTAAAGATAATAATAAGATAGTTAACACTTACAGAATCATAGAAGATTATGTGCTTGTTCATTTGAATAAAGATTATTATATGAAGGTTGATCCTTCACATATGTCAATTGTTGAGAAGTATAAATGGAAAATGCAGAACAATTGCTCATATCCAACAACTTTCATTCCAGAAAGTGAGAGAGCCGAAGATGAGAGAGCATACATACCATTTCATGAGATGGCGTTTAGGTTCAAGAATGTTAATCACAAGAATATGGATAAACTCGATTATAGACCAAACAACATCGAGGAAGTAACTAAAACAAAGAAGAAATGGAGAAGTTATCATCCATATCATGCAGATCTTCGTGAAAACAATGTGTCTGGTTATACTGGAGTTTACAAAGTTAAGACAAAAAAGTATGAATATTGGCAAGTAAGAGGTGTTGATTATAATGGTAAAAAGATTGCCAAAAAGTTTAGTGTAACCAGATACGGAGACACTGGTGCAAAAAGCATGGCAATTGATTATAGGAATAGATATATCAACCATTCATGTGTCAATCACATTGCCAATGATCATTAATCACAATATCTCTCTTTGGTTTTGTCCAAAACTTTCCATCTCTTCTTAGCCAATCTTCTGCCTTGAATTTCCAGATTTGTGAGAGATCTTCTGAAAACACTTTCACATATCCTATCTCTCCATAACGAATCTTGCTATGTTTATAAAGCTTCATAGCTGCCTTTTCAGGTGTTTTTGCTTTAACACCAACACGTTTGTCCTTAAAAATTGCGTCACTAAAGAATTTCAATTTCATATCATTCATTATACTATATACCCATATATTTTATAAATCAATTTTACACCTTTGTATGTTTAAAAATAATGTTATAAATATATAAATGAATAAATATGAAAAAGTAAAAAAATTGCAGAAAAATTGGAAAATATAGATATAACACATAAAAATATATATTTTGAACCAGATTTTAATGGATTTTCAGGAAAAAGAGGAATATTTTATGGTAATTGTTGGCTATTTGCTTCAGATATAATTTCTTCGATAATGTTGCAAAAATCTCGAGAAGGCAAAGATTTTCCAGATCCAGGAATAGGTATTTATGATGGTAAAACAAATAAATTAATTGATACAATTTATTGGTATGAAAACCCAGAAAGAATTTTTGAATATTTTCCAATATCAAAATTATAAAAAATAAGTGTTCATCTGAAAGTTTCAAAGGTGTAAAACGCCAACTTTATTAACAAAAAAAATTAATAAAGGCTGGAGTATTACCTTCAGTAAAAACAACTTATTGAATACACGTTAATATCTTCTCATTAGAAAAGCACGTGTCTAAAGGTTTTCTTTTAAATTTTATCCATTTATGAGAAATTTCTAACATTTAACCTCATAATGTCTTACTCATTTGCATCTTCATATTCATCTTCATATTCATCCATGAATGGAGCCAGATAGAAGTACATTGTAACATCTTCCTCCATTTTGTAGCTAACAGACAAAGGGTTCACTATTCCAACACCCAGATATATTGAATCAGATAGTTTTGCAAATTTACACATGTTTATCAAATACTTCACATCATATTGCGATTCAATCGCATCATCTATCTTAAACTCTTCAAAATCCTCATTCTTAACAGATACGTTAATAGTTGTTCCGGTAGTTGATTCTGTGGATAGTGTTACATTTGTACCTTCACACGTGAACCTAACTTTCTCACCAAACTTGGATATTTTAGTCATCAACGTTGTGAACTTGTTGGTACTAATCTTGAATTCAGCATCATACTCTGATCCATCTGTTGACATCACCTCAAAATCTATCTTAAGTTTAGGTGTTGAAAAGTACTCATTGTACACATTCTCACCTGTTCCATCACTAAAAACAATTTTCATCATATCATCGTCCGATTCAGCATTGATTATATGTGTTTTTGCTCTAGAATCGAATATCTTACACAACGTCTCCGCCATAATACCGAAGATCATTTCACCTTCATCTTCTTCCAAATGCCACTCATCAAACCATGATGCAGGTAACGTCAATTCATGAAGACATATGTGATTAGAATCCATACCTTGAATGAACATTCCCTTGTGATCTACAATAAAATTCACTGTTTCTGTAAAAACCTTCATATTCTTGAATATAACAGTAAGTAGGTCAGCCTTGTCTAAATCTGAAATTACAAACAGTTGCATATACTACTTATAATGAATCAATCTTTATACCAAATAGAAATATTTTCATTTTTTAATTCTACTTGGAAAAAAAATCAGACCCACTACTATATATGTCCGTTGACCGAAACGCACTTAATAGAATTGCTGCCAATTGTATTCAAAAAATAGATATAGCAAATATAAACAAAACTAGAAAAGCACGTACATATGATCTCAACACTGAAAAAGAGTACAATGATTTATTATCCAAAGAGTTGACAGATTTCAAAAAACATTTTACGCCAACTGTCCGTAAAAGTATAGATGTTATTGTTTACAATAAAAGTAATAATGATGGTATATTTAGTGGTGCAATAGCTTATCATTATCTTTCAGAACACAAAGATCCAGATAAAATTGAAATGTATTATATTGGTGCAGGCTTCAAACATACAGCAAGAATATTGGATAAACTCAAAGACAAAACAGTTATCTTTCTAGATTTGAGTTATACAGATGAGGAAATCAAACAGATTGAGAAAAACGTAAAAACATGTATAACGATAGATGATCATAAGAACACAAGTAAAGGTTTGACATTTTCCGGAAATGGTAATTTCGCAGCATGTGTATACACTTGGAAAGCCTTTTATCCAACAAAGAATGTTCCACTTATGGTTATGTATATTGGACAAAGTGATAACAAATTTGGACAAACTGCAAGTTTCCTTCCATTACACTCAGTTGCTGTTGGACCAATAACATTCAGATACTCAAAATCACCATATATCAAAAAGAGTGAATATTCAGATGGAACATTAATGAAGAAGATATGGAAAATTATTGAGGATAATGATCCTAGATTTTGGATATTTATAGGTTCTTATATGAAAGAGGTTGAAGAGAATATTAAGGAGCAAATTGCAAGAAACGCATACGTTGACACATTCCAAGGTTACAAAGTTGGAGTTTTGAACTTTAATGATCCAGTTTTAACAAAAAAAGTTGGCAGACAGATTGTCAGTAATATGAATAAGGATAGAGAAGTAATAAAGTTTTCGGTTGTTTGGGGATATGAAAGAGGATCAAACGGTTTCAAAGTACAGATAATAGATGATCACAAACAAACAAAAATAAATCTACCTGAAATGGCGAGAATTTTGGGTAAAAAAGGTGGTCACCCAAGTGGTGGGCATGGTCATGGACACACTGGTAATTTTTATTGGTTAAAAGATCGAAATCACGATATATGGGATTTATTTGAGAAGAAAATTTTAACAGATGCGGATAAGAGGAGAATTGAGAAATAAAGTATTAAATCGTTTAGGCTGTTCCATAAAAAATCTAA